GTTCGTCAATCTCTTGTACGGTGTGGGTTCCACGAACGGTTAGGAGTTTTTTTAGATGAGCGCGAAAAAGCCAGCAGACAAAAGGCAGAACAGATCGACCAAAGATCTTGGCGTGCTGCCCCAGATCGCTCTTGATCCTGCGGCCATTCCACCGGCACCAAGCCACCTGACCGACCGTTGGGTCAAGGCTTGGGAGATCTTCTGGCGCTCACCCTTCGCTCAGGTCGTGCAGCCAGCGCAGATGCCAGCGCTTGAGCGACTCTTCTCGATGTACGACGAGCGCGAGCGAATGGACATCTACCTACGCGAGGAGCCGATGACCGTTGGCTCTCAGGGGCAGAAGATCCTCAACCCTATGTACCGACAGCGCACCTCAGTAGATGCCGAGATCCGCCAGCTAGAGGATCGCTTCGGTCTGCACCCTAAGGCAGGGTTGACCTTGGGCATCGTGTATGGTGAAGCCGCACGCAGCCTGGAGGAACTCAATGCCAGAATCGCAAACGCAGCCTTCGCGGAAGCCGAAGCCGAAGCCGACCCACGCTACATTGAAGCCGGCAACGACTCCGCAGAAGAGGCCGCTCTACTCGTCGCCGATCAGTAGTCCACCACCACCATCGTGGGGTGGGCTGGTCTGCCGTTGGATTGAGACCAACCTAGTCCACGGTGAGGGCGACAAGTTCGGCGAGCCGTTCCGCCTAGAACCGTGGCAGCGTGCCTACATCTGGCGCATCTACGAGTACGACGCAGCCACCCAGAAGCGCACCGTGAAGCGCGCTTTGCTGGGTACGCCCAAGGGCAACGGCAAGACCGAGCTGCTCGCGGCTATCGCCTTGGCTGAGTTGGCAGGACCGAAGGCTCCGAAGTCACCCAACATCCCTATCGCAGCGGCATCATTCGAGCAGGCTGACCTGCTCTTCGGCACGGCTCGGATCATGCTCACGCAAGGTCCACTTGCCAAACTCTTTGAGGTCTATGACACCGAGATTCTGATCAAGGATCGCCCAGGCCGGATGTACCGCGTCGCCGCTGCGGCAGGCACCAACGATGGTGGGCGACCAACCTGCTTTATCGCGGACGAGCTGCACGAGTGGACAGGTAACAAAGAGCGCGTGCATCTCGTGCTCTCCAACTCTCTTGCCAAGCGCGCCGAGGCACTGGAGTTGAACATCTCGACCGCAGGCTCCGACGAGAACACGCTGCTCGGTCGGATGCTGACCTACGCCAAGCGCATCTCGTCTGGCGAGGTGAGCGACCCTTCCTTCCTAGTCGAGTGGTGGGCTGCTGCGGACAGCCACGACCTAGAGACCGACACTGGCCGTAGGGCTGCACTGGAGCAGGCGAACCCTAGCGCTCCGGCATTCGTGGACATTGACAGACTGCTGGCACGAGCCAACGAAGTGCCGATGCACGAGTGGCAGCGCTACCACCTGAACCGCTTTGTGCAGCCGCCAGACCGTTGGATTGGCGCAGAGGCGTGGATGAAACTGTCAGACCGAGAGCGCGTGCTGATTCCAGGCGAGCGCCTGAGCATCGGCTTTGACGGCTCGTATGCGCGCGACGCATCGGTGCTCACCGCCTGCACGATGGACGGTCACCTGTTCCTGATCAAGGCGTGGGAGAAGTCCGACACAAACCGCGACCCAGACTGGACCGTGCCGCGCGGCGAGGTGGATGCCTTCGTAGATCAGATCATGCAGACCTACGATGCGACCCTGTTCTGCGACCCTCCTGGCTGGTCATCCGAGATCGAGGAGTGGACGCGCCGGTACGGCAAGCGCGTGGCGGTGTTCAACACCGCAACCATTGAGCGGATGGGTCCAGCCGTTGACCGATTCTTCACGGCCGTAGCGACTGGCGAGGGGCTGCGCCACGACGGCTCGCCGCTCCTAGCTCGCCATATCAGCAATGTTCACACGCGCCTCACGCGCTATGGGCAGGTTCTGACCAAGGCATACAAGGCTTCGCCAGACCGCATTGACGCGGCCGTCTCTGCCGTGGTCGCGTTCCAGGGTGTAAAGTTCCTACAGATTGAACCTAAGTCAGCAGCGAAAGTGGAGTGGATCAACCTATGATTAGCAACCTTCTCGAAGTTGTGGGTGCAGCACTTGTCATCGCAGGTCTCGCGCTACTCTCTCTCCCATTAGGACTCATCGCATTGGGCGCGGCTCTTGCCGCTATCGGCTATACGCTAGGAGACCGTAAGTGAGCATCCTTCGCCGCATCCTTGGTGAGCAGCGTGCCGTAGGTGGCACTTGGATCACCGACAATCAGCCATCGGTTTCTTCTGCCGGTGTCTCAATCAACAGCCAGACGGCACTCTCAATCGGAGCCTACTACGCAGCAGTCAAGCTGTACGCCGACACTGTCGCGTCGCTGCCATGGGATACCTACATCCGCATTGACGGCACGCGCCGCCCATACCGACCGTCACCATCTTGGCTCACCATGCCACAGCCAAACAATCCAAACTTCACTGGCTTTGACCTGAAGCACCGCATGGTCTCGTCACTCCTCATTGACGGCAACCTGTTCGTGTTGTTCATCAAGGGTCGCAACGGCGACATCGTTGAGATGCGCGTACTCGATCCGCAGAAGGTCACCATCAAGAGCGTTGATGGCGCACCGATCTACACCGTCACTGGCGATGACAATGTCGGCGTGGAGTTGACCTCCGACGCGATCCTGCACATCCCACTCTTCGCCACTGGCTCAGCGCTGCGCGCACCGTCGCCTGTTGAGCAGCACCGCACGACACTCGGCCTTGCCAGCGCCACGCAGCTTTACAGCGCCAAGTTCTACGAGCAGGGCGCAGCCCCATCTGCCGTGATCAAGATCCCTGGCGAGTTGACGCAGGATCAGGCGGACTCACTCCGCAACTCATTCAGCCGCCGTCACGAAGGCATCGAGAAGATGCACAAGATTGCGGTGCTGACCGGCGGTGCAGACTTCCAGCAGATGTCAATGAAGATCAGCGACATGCAGCTCGTAGAGACCCTCCACTGGGGAGTAGAAAGCATTGCCAGGCTGATGGGCGTACCGCTCCACCTGCTCCAGTACCCAGGCGGCAACAGCTCGTACAACAGCGTTGAGATCGTCAGCATCGAATGGCTGCGCCTTGGGCTTGGACCACTGGTCACGCGGCTAGAGGCTGGCTTGCAGCGTCTCGTTCCAGGTGCTGATCAGACCTTCATCAAGTTCACCCTTGACGGCCTGCTCCGACCTACGACCAAGGAGCGCTACGACGCATACGCCATCGCGCTGAATAACGGCATCCTATCGCTCAACGAGATCCGCCGTCTTGAGGATCGCGCAGATGTGGTCGGTGGCGACGAGCACTACAAGGCGCTCAACATTGGCGTAGTTGGTCAGGAGCCACAGGCTTGAGCTACATCATCGTTGACCTTGACGGCACGCTGATTCTTGACAATGAGCAGCCGAATCAGCCGCTGATCGATCTCCTCAACGAGGAGGTCATGACTGGCGATAAGCAACTGATCGTGGTCTCTGCTCGCAGCATTGAGCGCCTAGAAGAGACGCGCGCATGGCTTCAGGAGTACAAGGTCGCAGGCGTTGAAGAGGTTCATCTCAACGACTTTGACGGCTCACCGTTCGCCACCGGCTTGGCGTTCAAGGAGTTCAAGTACGGCCTCCTCAAGGAGCAGTACGGCGCAGAGTTGGAGTACGCCATTGACAATGATCCAGCCGTGCGCGAGATGGCTCGCGGCTTGATGATCGAGGCGTATTCGCCTGACGAGTATCTCAGCGACGAGGAGCGCGTCTTGCCAGATGCCTACCGTCCTGCCGGAACCGACGGCGCACCAGAGGGTCAGAACTGCGGCAACTGCTCGTTCTATGAGGCTGGCTATTGCAGCAAGTGGGATGCCCAAGTCAAGCGAGATTACTACTGCGCGGCGTGGGCACCAGCCGAGGGCGGCTATCGCGCTGTCTACGAGGTGCCGAACTACATCCGTGACGCAGCTGCGCGCGGCTTGTCATTCGTAGAGGACGGCCGAGCAGGCGAGGGCTTGCAGCCACAAACCATCGCTGAGGCACGCGAACTCGCAGCCGGACGAGCAGACACCGACAAGGTGATCCGCATGGCTGCCTGGATTCGCCGTCATCGTGGCGACTGGGAAGGCGTGCCACAGAATCAGGATCAGGACAACGAGGACTTCCCAGGTCCAGGCGCTGTTGCTGGCTTCCTTTGGGGTGTGGAAACAACTGACCGCGAAGCAACTGATCGCGTACTCTCGTGGGCAGATGCTTTGATCGCAGCTGAAGATAGGGAGATCATTGATATGAAAGAGAAAGAAACTCGCTCACTTCCGATTGGCGAGTACCGTCTTGCCGAGGCTGATGCTGACGGTCAGCGCACCTTCAGCGGCTACGCTGCGATCTGGAACAGCGCGAGCGCTGGTCTGCCATTCGAGGAGCGCATTGCGCCTAACGCATTCAAGCGTTCACTGGCTCGCGCATCCGCAGGGCAGAAGATCATCTCCTTCCTGTTTGGTCATGACGAGACGCGCGCTCTGGCAACGACCGCGAGCGGCCGCCTTCAGTTGACTGAGGACGAGACTGGTCTGCGCGTTGAGGCGAAACTCGACCCAGCCGATCCAGACGCAGCCAAGGTCATCTCGATGCTGACCCACGAATCCGCCGCCGCCGGAATGTCATTTGGCTTCCAGAAGGTTCAGGATGCTTGGGATGGCAATAACCGCACCATCAAGGAAGCCAACCTGTTCGAGGTGAGCATCCTTGCTGCCGGTGGTCAGACCCCTGCCTACCCTGCAACCCTTGGTCTCACGGCAATCCGCCAGGTCACTGCGCCAAAGATCGGCGTAGAGGCTGAGGCGTTGATGGCCACACTCGAAGCAGTCAAGGCTGGACGAGAACTGTCCAGCGAGGAAGTGGCTGTCATTGATGCTGTTCGCTCCAAGCTCGCGCCAAAGCAGGAGAAGGTCATTGACCCATCCGTCGCTGTGGCAATGCTTGCTTTGGAAGCGGCAGAAGGTGAAGCACTCTAGGTCTCGTGCCTGCGCCCCACCGCCCTGAGTAGGCGAGTCCGCGTTAGAGCAACCCACCGAGGAGAGCACAAACAGTATTCCGCCTATGCGCGGAGAAAGGAAGTGGACACTATGTCCGACTTCGCAAATCTCGCTGACAAGCGAGCGAACCTCCTGACGGAGGCACGCGGCATTGCCGTTGAGGCCGCCGATAAGGGAATCGCCCTAGAGGGTGAAGACAAGGCGCGCTTCGAGAAGCTCGTCGCAGAGGCCGGCTCGCTGGCTGAGGCGATGAAGTCCGAGAAGAACGCTACCGAAGCACGCAAGGCTGCTGACGAGGCTCGCGCCGAGTTCGCCGCTGTTGTTGCTCCTACGGCTCCTAAGGCTAAGACGGACTCGGAGCGCCTGCGCGCCATCGGTCTTGCTGGCGGCACGGAGTCGTTCGAGTACCGCGATGTGACCAAGAGCAGCAACCTGGGCGATCCAGTTGCCGTGTTCCCACGCGTCAATGTTGTGGCTGGTCAGATCAACCCATTCATCAACCCAGATGTTGTTGATGTGATCCGTGTTGCCACCGGCAACGCGATCAAGTTCCCACGAGCCACGGCTCTCGGAACCGCAACGGCACCAGGCGAGGCTGGGACGATTGTTGAGAGCGACCCAACGATGGGTACGCTTCAGCTCACGCCATCCGGCTACAAGATCCTTGTACAGGTCTCGGAAGAGCTTGTTGAGGATGCAGCCTTCGACATCGCTGCGTTCATTGCGGACGCTGCTGGTCAGGAAGTTGCTATTGCCCACGGCGCAGCCGCTGGTACCGCAGTCGTAACCGCTGCTGGTTCAGGTGTGACAGGTGCGACCTTCGTGCCTACATATTCTGAGCTAGTACAGCTCCAGTATGCTGTGAAGCAGCAATACAGGTCGGCCGCGAAGAGTGGTTGGTTGATGTCCGATGCGACCCTTGGAACCATCCTTGGGATCACATCGTCCAGCGTTCCGCTCTTCCAGCCAGGTGGCCAGGGTGGCGTTGATCGCCTTCTTGGTAAGCCTGTCTACACCGCTTCAGGGATTGCTGACATTGCTGACAATGCCAAGCCAATCCTGTTCGGTGACCTTGGGCAGATCAAGACCGCGCTCGTCGGTGGCATCCGCGTGGATGTAAGCCGCGAGTACGCGTGGAACCTGGGCCTTGTTTCGTACAAGGTTGAGGTTCGCGGTGCAACTGGGCTTGCCCAGGCTGATGCCGTCAAGTACTACGCCTGCAACTGATTCGTCAGTAGCTAGGTTTAGTTAGTGGTGAAGGGGAGTCGCTTCGGCGGCTCCCCTGATCCGCAAGATTGGAGAACTAATGCTCGTTCGACTTTGCAAGCGACGCGGTGAATATCCGAGCGGCTCAATCGTTGACCTGCCACAGGCAGAGGCGGAAAGCCTGATTGGGTTTGGCTTGGCTGAGGCTGTTGCAGATGTCGACGCAGAGGCACCAACGCGGCTCGTAGAGCGCGCGAAAGTATCAAAGGGTATGAGGACTGCTACCATCTCGCAATCGGAGCCTAGCGTCGCTCCTGAAGGGGAATAATGCTAAAGAATGGGCAGGTCACGATTGGCACAACTCCGACCCTGATCACGACAGGTGTAGTCGGTGCATCGTGGGTGAGCCTACATATGAGCGGCAACACAACTGTCTATGTTGGTGATGCAGCCGTGACCACCTCCACCGGTATGGAACTGCACAAGGGAGTCACCGTAACGATCTGGCTGCCAGAGGCTGACAAGCTGTACGGCGTAGTAGCGTCATCAACACAGGTACTAACCTACCTACATACAGGAGGCCGCTAATGAGTTATGCATCCCTCTCAGAGTTCAAGGCAGCCGTGGGGATCACCGATAACACGGATGACACCGCGCTTCAGTCTGTGCTGGACGCAACCGACACGCTGATCGATCTCTACTGCGACCGCAAGACTGGCTTCGGCACTGCGTCGGAGACACGCTTCTACACGGCTGAGGACTACGAGTATGTGTTGACCGACGATCTTGTCAGCGTCACCACGCTCCAGACAGACGATGACGCGAACGGCACCTACGAGACCACCTGGACTTCTGGCACCGACTATGTGCTGGCTCCGCGCAATGCTGCGCTAGATGGATTCCCATACACCGAGATCGACACGAGCGTCACTTGGCCGCGCAACTTCCCTAAGGATGTCTACCTTGGGGTCCGCGTGGTCGGCGTATTCGGCTTTCCCAGTGTGCCAGCTGCTGTGAAGCAAGCGGAAATCATTCAGGCTGGCGCTGTCTGGAACAGTCGCACCGCGCCATTCGGCGTGATCGGATCGGCTGACCTTGGCGGCATCCTGCGGATGAGCCGCGCCCTGCACCCAGAGGCTGCGCTGATCCTTGAGCCGTACCGCAAGCGCGGCGGCTTGGCACGATGACCGACCTGACCATCCTTGATGCCATTGCAGCTCGGCTGACGGCGCTCACGCCGCCGACTGGCTACGCGCTCCGCAAGGCATACGCCACGCCTCCTGAATCGCTGCCGGTCGTACCTGCGGCGATCCTCTTCCCAGGCGATGACTCAATCACCGTCGGCAACGGCAACCGCACCACGGTGCTCACGGTAGCGATTCGCGTTTACCTCCTGCCCATCCCACGGATGGATGACAAGTACCGCGACCTCTACACTTGGCGCGCGTGGCTTCGCACTGCATTCGATGGAGCGGTCACCATTAGTGGAAACGCCGTTCAGGTCGCAGTGTCTGGTACTACACTCGGCACAGATACATACGCCGATCAGGACTACCTGACCGTAGAAGCAACTGCGGAAGTGACCGTCTATGACACGGTCGCCTTCACCGCGTAGAGCAAGGAGATCGAGAGATGGCAACAATCGGCGCAAAGGCTCTGACGCGGATCGCTACTGCGTCGCAGGCTTCATTCGGCACGGCCGCTTCTATCGGCACGGCGACAGGCGAGGTCCTGTTCAACGAGACCATCGGCGCGCTCGACCTGGGCGTGACCGTTGACCTGGGCGAGACCACCTCAGTTGGTAAGCGCACCGCCATTCAGGCTGGGCGACCAACGATCACCGGACGAGCACCAGTCCTGACCATCGCAGAGGGTCCTGCATCGCTCCGCACCCTTCCACTCATCCTTGACGCAATCGGCGCAACCACTTCAGGCACGGCTTCGCCGTACTCGTGGACTTGGTCGCCAACACAGGGCGATGTCGACACGCTCGTGTTCTACTCGTTCCTTGTGACTGACGGCGTGCAGAAGTATCTCGTGCGCGACGCAGCTCCGACCGAGATCACCTTTTCGGCTGATGCAAACGGTCTGCTTCAGGTCGGCGCGACCTTCGCTGCGACCACGGTCACATCGTCGGCGCTCGCCTTCCCAACGGCACTCCCAGAGAATCCAATGATGGCTGGCCGCTTGATGAAGCTCAGCACCGATACGAACTTCCCTGACAAGAGCGGCACTGGCGCAACCGACTTCTCCAGCGTGATGAACTTCAACCTCTCGGTGACCACTGGCGTGGGGATGGTGACGGCGCTTGACGGCAGCCTGACGGCAGCCACAGCTGCACTGACCGGCGTGCTCGATGCGACGCTGACCTTCACGGTCGTAAGCAACAGCGCGGCGACCACCTCATTCCCAATCACCGACATTGCGACGCAGAAGTTCCTGCGCCTCTACGGCACGACCTCCGATAACTACGGTGTCTGGATTCTTGGCTCGTGGGAAGTGGAGAATGTCGTGGCACTTTCAGCGGATCAGGATGGCGTGGTGGTCAATGAGGTCACCTGCCGACTGGCATACGATGTGACTTCAGGGAAGAGCCTTGAGGTCATCATCGACTCGCCACTGGCAACAGCGCCATAAAGAGCAGCGCCTAGGGCGCTAGTAGGAGGATCAATATGGACACGGTAAAGATCGCCCTAGAGGGTGAGTTTGCTGGGTGGACAGCCGAGCTGCGAAAGACAGTCTCTGCGCGCATCCTGCTCGACTTGGAGTCAGGCGAAGCGTCACGAGCACTCGCAGCGTTTGCCAAGCTGGTAGTCACGCACAACTTCAAGGGGCTTGATGGCAAGCCTTGTCAGGATGTGTTGGACGCACCAGTAGACGCACTCTCGCAGACGCTTGAGGCGTGGGGTAAGGCGAACCAGCCGGACCCCAAGTAAGGCTCGCCGCCAGGCGGATGGCGATTGGACAATCTATCTCGCCTCCGCCGGAGATCATCTTCCACCTCTTAGGCGAAAAGTTTGGGATGTGGCCAGATGAGGTAGCGAGCCTGCCGATAGATCAGGTGCTACTTGCGTGGATGATTCACGCAGAGATGCAGCCGAAAGGGAAGTGATGCGAGCCGCGATTGTCGTAGACGGTCAGTTCGATCGGAACTTTGATCAGCTGCGGCTTGGCTTCCTCAAGGGTTCCAACCCTTCAGCATTCAAGCGCTTGGCTTCATTCGCTACCTTGAACGCAGCGCGCACCTTGCAAAAGCCAATGCGTGACAAGGCTCCACGCGGTGCGACCGGCAACCTTCGCAAGAAGGTGCTCGCGCGCAAGGCGCGATTCAACAACCCTGCCGCCGTGGTCGGCATCAAGGGTGGGCGTAAGGGCGTGTTCTACGGCTGGCTCGTCGTCGGTGGTACCGGCAACCGACGCAACACTGTCAATGGCACCTTCGCGGTAAAGCCAGTCCAGAAGCGACCGTTCGTTGATGAAGTGGTAAAGCAACGATCAAACATCGACCGAGCGGTAGAGTCATACAGTAAGACGGTGGCCGCGTTCTTCAACGACGAGCCATTCCGCAACACCATCCTGAAGTTCAAGAGAGGTAACCAACGCTGATGGCTGGAAACCAGACCGCTAACTTTGTCGTCAAGGCGAAGGACTCCGCATCAGGTCCTCTTGGAAAGATCGGCACCTCGATGGGCAAGCTGCGCCGCGTCGGCTTCAGCGCATTCAAGGGCATTGCCGCTGGCGCTGCTGTTGCCGGAGCCGCACTGGCTGGGCTTGCATTCACCGCAGTCAAGTCCGCTGCTGACGATGAGCGCCAGACAATCCTGCTGAACGCTGCACTCAAGCAGCGTGGACTGCTCACAGAAGGTCTGACAAAGCAGATTGACGAGCAGATCATCGCTATGGGTGCGCTGGGCATCACTGATGACCAGGTGCGTGCCGGTATCGAAGTGGGGTCACGATTCTTCACGAGCCGCAATATGCTGCTCAAGGCGAATGCTGTCGCGGCCGACATTGCTGCCGTCACAGGCACTGACCTTGCAGAAGTTATGACCACCATCGGCAAGGCAACTCAGGGTCAGACGAGAGGTCTCAAGGCGCTCGGCATCCAGGTCTCCAAGAACGCCACCTTAGAGGAGATTCTCACGGCCGCGACAGAAAAGTACGGCGGCACCGCCGCAGAGATCGCTAACTCAACGAGCGGCAAGTTCGCTCGATCCCAGGTGCGATTCAACGAGACGCTGGAGGAGCTTGGCTATCGGCTGCTACCAACAGTCAACAAGGTGATGGATTTCCTCGCCAAAGAAGCTCTGCCAGCATTCGAAGCAATCGTCCGCACAGTTGGTCCAGTGCTTGACGATCTAATCACTAACTATGTAGCGCCTCTGGTGCGCTCCTTCGGCGAGCTGGGCGCGGTCTTTGAGGAAGGTGACATCAACCTGCTCGTGATTGCGATGGAGCCGCTCAAGATCTTCCTAGAGGCACTGAGGATCACGGTTGATGCGATTGTCGTTGGACTCAGGACGCTCTTTGCCGCGCAGGGCAACCTAGGCAAGGCTGGTACGACCTCTGCTGGATACTCGCCGTACCTTGCCAACGCAGTCGCCTCTGGAACCTTTGTTCCACCGATGGGAGGCGGAGCTACCACCAACAACATCTTCATCGGCACTGGCAAGGTGGACACCGTGGTGACTGACTCGATCAACCGAACTGGAACCTTCAAGCGAGGCCGCTAAATGGCGAACCCATTCAGCCTGATCGTGGCTGGCGTAGACAGCGGCGCGAACCTTCTTGACCTTCCAGCGCCGAGCGCTACGACTACGCCCTATGTGGACCTTGGCAGCCTGACGCTCACGCTCTCAGGCGACGGCAACGGCGGCTCAATGCAGTTCGATGTGATTGAGACCAAGACCCCAGTAGCAGGACCGTGGTGGCGATCAGGCGCGGTCTACGACAATGCGCGCGTCCAGTTCTTTGACAGCCGCTACAGCGCGACCACGCCGATCTTCCTTGGCTATGTGACCGGCATTGATGCACGGATGCTGGAGAACGGCCTTGGCTCGCGCGCAACCGTCACTGCTGAGGACGCAGATGGCTGGCTGCAAAAGACCATCGTTCGCAACGGCACGACAGGCATCCGATCGACCTCCTTTGTGGACTCGTTCACGCTCGGCTCGTCCACATCGACCGACCGCGACATCATCAACGGATTGCTGGCTCGCGTGAACACGCAGGTCAATGATGCGACCACGCGCCAGATCCTGAACACCGCCGTGATCAGCGGCTCTACGCGCGCGATCTACACAGGCTCCGCGCAGACCATCGGCAAGCAGACCTTCAAGGCGACCACGCTCCAGAGCGCGCTCGACCAGATTGCTGAAGCGGCTGGCGGTATTGCGGATGTGCAGTACCGCTACTGGATTGATGGCGATGGGCGACTCAACTACGGCCCTAAGACCACCGCACCAACCTATGCCGATGCACCGGCAGAGATTGTCACCGACCCTGCAAGCGTGCAGACAGGTAGCGCGGCGAGCGTGACGCGCCTGCTGGCACGCGATCTCACGGTCAACCTTGATCACTCGGACATCGTGAAGGGTATCTTTGTCCAGGC